AGCCAACCAGCCCTGCCGAATACCATTTAAATGGTCTAGGTTGTGGTGAATTACTTCATCACATGCATCTTATTACCACGCCACCACTCAGTAGATAAGACTTCGAAAGTTTTAAAGCTTTTTAAGTCATATTTACTGAGTATAACAAGTGGATAGTGATCCGAAGATGTAGGCATATAACCATAAAGAGGAGGGTTCATAGCCTCCTCTGCAGCGTGATATAACTCTTCGAGGTTAATATCGCCTGATACAGGTTTATATGTCTTTAGAACTGCGTCAAGTCGTCTTTTCCTATTTATAATAGTTGGACGATTTAAGTCGAGTTCTAAAGGACCGGAACCGCTCAAAGCGGCCAAGCCATAAATGGCTTGGGATTTCAGGTCCCATGCTTCAGAGAGATTCCAAGAATACCAATCCCCGTCGTAATGACATAGAGGTTGTTTCCAACCATTATCTGTGTCTTCGCGAGGTTTTGTATAAAATCTTGGTTTGACTAATTTTTCTATAAGAGTTCTGTTCGGAGAGACCGGTACTAGTACCTTTCTCTTAAAACCTAAACTCTTAAGTTCAATTAGTTCTCTGATTCCGTAATCTGAAACATATCCAGCAACTCGCCTAACCATGTGGTCGATCTTAACTTTGTTACCAAAGTCAAGTCCGCCCAGTGGGGAAGGTAAAGAGCTGCTAATGACTACCTGATTGTATAGAGATATTTCTTCTCTAAATCTGGTAGCCCGGAGTATTTTCATATACGAATTATAGTCGACGTTATGCAATTTTCTCAAGTCTTTGAGGGACTGACCAACTGTTAAGTAGGTCTGTTCCTGTTTCAAAGATGGCATAGAGAATGCAGCCGCAAAGGGCATAGCCCCCGCGGGTTTTCCGTCGCTATAAAGCCTTTCAACAAAGATGTATTTAGAATTATGTAAATAATCCTTATCTTTGTTGACAATTGCTCCTAGTCCTTCTATTGTTTTATCATAGAGGGTACTAAGTTGCTTGTCAGTTGAGAATGCAGCATCGTCTCCGCAGGTTAGCAATAATCCGTGGTCGTGTGTTGAATCAAAACCGAAACAAGTAACTAAAGGCAAAATAGGCCATGATAATGGTTCTCCCATACAAGGTCCTTTTAGTTGAGTACCGATAACTTCGTAGTTTTTCGTTACAAAACTTTTGTATTCTTGTGTGAATTCTCTTACATAAATATTTAGTTTATCTAAGAAACCATTATCCAAATCCTTCTTAAAAACATCTCCGGGCTTACTTCTGAGAAAAAGGTCATAAGTAAACCCGTGCCTGAGGTACAATTCTGGCATGTGATCGAAGATGTTTTTATAGACGGGGTCCACAAAATTCTCACCTTTAAAGATGGGAAGTTTAATTTGTGAAGAGATAGTTATCGATTTAACTATATCTCTACCTCGTTCGGGGTATATCCATTCAATGTAATCTTGAACAAAGGGGATGTCTTTAAAAACTCCTCTTTTGATTAAGGTATAATACATTGATTTGATAACTTCGAAAGGATAATTATCTGTTGCTAGCTTAAGATCTTGGGATCTTATAAATTTGTTGGGCCGAGGCTCAATAATTTTAAAATTTCCTCCATCTAAGGATTCACGAATCCTCGGATCGGTTTCAAGTAAATAGTTAACCTGGGATCTGATGACCCCACCTAAAACTTGAACTGGAACAAGACTCTTAGTTGGAATACGGTATTTCCCTCCCCTCTCTTTCAGTACGAGTACTGAAATAGGGTTATTAGGAAATTCCTTTATAAGGTTCCAACAGCCAGACATCAGAAGATGAAACCTACCATGAGCGACAAACCATTCCCTAGAGATTGGTTCGTTAGTGACTCCTGACAGAGTCTTCCTCATTTTAGTTTTCATATCTGTAACTTCTTTTGTCCAAGTCAAAGGATATAAAACATAATCCGTTTGACGATTGGTCAGAAAAGCGTTAGTCTCGAGGTTAGTCCTCGACACGCTTTCTGCGAAGAAGTTAGATCTACACCAGATATCAGCTTCAGATTGTAGGTTTAACCTCAATCGTGCTGCTTGATATTTGATTATATCTAAATATATTCCTGATTGTCCGCCCCCTTTCCTGGTTGTCTCTAAGGATGACATAGAAGAAGGCCTAAAAGTTATTGGTCGGTTAGGTATCGTTTTAACCCAGTCATAGACATATTGATTGAATTTCATCAATGTATTGGGATCGTATGATCCCCTTACAGAAACTCTATCAACGTAATCTGTGACTTTAGGTTCTTCGCCGTGAGGCAAAGACCGGGTTATATATCTACCCCACTTACAATAACTTTTGTTGAGAGTTTCAAAAACTCTGAACAATTCAGGTATAGGCCAAAACGAATCAAAAAATGATTTCTCGCAATAATGAGCGAATTTTTTACATTCATTCAAGACCGAGAGTGGATCATCGATAAGTTTGTTGACAAACTTATTCCTGAACCAGCGTGAAAGCCTATTAGAAACCCTATTTAAAGAGATCTCGAGAAATCCTCTTATTGTCTGATATATCCCCTCGATAAGTTTAAGCTTATCGTTAGAAACTTCAGACCAAAGAAATCTCGATGATTTAGATGTCTGGCTGACCCAAACTCTGATAGATTCAAATCTTTCAGAATGCGTTAGCTGAACATGAAAACCAATATCTTTCCCAAATCTACAGATGTTGTAATACCTCCATAGATTATCAGGAAAGAAAACATGGTTTCTCTTTAGATAGGTGTCGACAGATTCAAAAGTCTTAAATTTATATGGACTTGAAAGTTCATATGAATTAAAAGACATAAAATCGTCGGCTAAATCACCAAATCTTGTCAATTTTCTTAGACATGAGATTAATCTCATGTGCTGTTTAGAAAATGGCAGACAAAGTGTCCCACATAACTTAACACCATCGAAATGGATGTTACGTAAGAATGGATATGCTTCGATAGGCACATCCACTAAAGTGGTTAGGTACTTCATTTGGATATGACAAAAACTGACTGCATTGTCTGGAATAATTCCTTAAATGCTTTCAGTTGAGTCATGAATTCTCCACCAAACATGGAGGATACAGGATCCTGAATTACCCTACCATAAGGGACCTTAGGCTCAGGGGGTAACCTCTTACCTTGCCCCAATTTCGGCTTATTCTTCCAGTGAGGATATAACTTACAGAATTTTTTAAATTCTGCAAGTAATGCCCTCTCTGTAGGAGTAGAAGGATTGGAGACAAGAGGAACACCCTTGAACCTAGTCTTAACTTTTGACCAAGCAAGCTCTACATCAGTTTGATTCTTCTTTTTAGGAAGAGAATGCTGAAGAGACCACTGTGTAAAAGTATCTTTAGATACTTTTTTTGCCTTAAGATCAGAAATAAAGACTTTACCAAATCGACCAATTCCGGTTATGCACCATGAAGGTAGCCTATCGGACTCGAGTTGCAATATCTTCACGACCTCTTCAATTTGACCTGAAGTGATCCCGAAGAAATCGACTCTAGACTGACCCTTTTTCCTCTGAACGCTAGCCTTAGGCTTAGGTTCAGGAGCCTTTGTAGGCTTCTTAGGACCAGTGGATTCTTTAGGATTCAACTGGTTAGGATCATCTTTGATCGTCTTGGTTTTCTTCTTTTCTTGGGCTTTAGGCTGGGGTTTAGAAGGGACAGGAGTTTTAACACTCGTGTCTTTCTTTACACTCATCTTAAAGGCCTCAAGAAAGGAGACATTTTGCTGTTTTAGCCACTTATCATAAGAGACTTGAACTTGATCACGGAGAACTTTGAATTCGGGAGCAGTAATCATCTTGGTAACTGCTTCAACGTTTTCAAAGGAACCGTCTTCGGTTTTCACAGCAATCACTGCGCTTTTAATCCAGTCTATTGGAAATAGACTAGATTTGATAGATTTATCAGAGCTTAGAGAGTCCATTCTCTTTTTAGCTTTTTCGGTCCATTGGCCTAGTTTGTCCTTCGAAGGAAAGACATCAAGGTTCCAATAGCCACAACGATAAACCATTGCGCAGACAGAATCTGTAGTGACCAATTTAGGACACTTAGATTCTAAGAAGAAATCATCTTCAGAGATAAAGTTAGAAATAACTCTCGATGATGATTGTTCAGACGATGAATCGTCAGAACTTTCTTCTTCTTCTTCTTCCTCTTCCGTTAGTTCGGGTTTAGGACTTGTCTTAACGACCTCTTCAGGTTGTTGAAGATCTAACTGATAATTGATAACGATATTTTTCTTTTTCAAGAAATCCATTGTATCAAGAAATGCAGATTTTAGATCTTTGACAGTTCTAATAACCCCGAAACTAAGAGTAGTAGGGTCGCGAGATTTAAATCTTAAAAGTTCCATTTCAAAAAATGGAGCCCATAAATTATAAGCTACAATAGCTTTTTTATGATGCTTAAGATTTACATCCTGTTGACTTTTATACATACCTTTCGAGATAGGAGTAATCTTATCATTCGAAACGGCCTGGGGAAGACAGACATACCATGAATTAGTCTTTAAATTAGATAGAATGTTTGAAATAGAGTAATTAAAAAGCTTCTCAACAAGTGGAGTTGCCTTCACAGAGTTGATTGGAGACAATTTTACTCTATTCCAAGCTATCTTAACTGGACTAATAATGGAAATAGAACCAACAGAAGGAAGAGTTGGAAACTCTTTCCTAAAACGTTCTATTACGTCTACGAGGAATTGCAACGGTTCAATTTGGTGGGACGAGTTAGCGAGAGCTTTCTCAAGAACACGAACAGTAGCTTCAGTATTAACTACTGAAACTTTCTTTTCGGTTTCCTCCGCCAATTTGGCCTTAGCAAGATCCAATCTTTCTTGATTTTTTAATTGAGCTACTTTGTGTGACTCAATTTTTTCTTTTGATTCTTTAATTTTATTAGAGAAGTAAGAGACAATCAAAGAAGATTGAATACCCTCTACATCTGGACGAACAACAAGTCTAACTGGTCGTGAAATATCAAATGTTTCACGAGCGGTCTCATCGATCCCGGCAAATCCTTCGATTTGTGCGAGAGCGGTGAGTATTACTGACATAGACTCATCTTTGCTATAGCAAACTGATAGTTTCAGTTCATCCAATTTATAATTTTCTGAAAGGCATACCTTTATGGTTGTTTCTTTCATAGTTTTTCTCTTTTCAGAGAGCATCTTGACCAATTCGTCAAGGCGACCAATAGCGGGTAAATTAATTTTACTCATG